ATCTACCATATGAAAGACTATTAAGTACTACAGTAAGCAATATTGGAAGAAATGAGCTAAAAAATAGTACACGAGTAGGTATCTCAGCAGACATTTGGTGGAGAAGATATTTTAAAATTGAAGGGTAGAAATAAAATGGAAAGACCTAAAATGACACAAGCACTAACAAAAGCAGAGCAAGAGGAACTAAACTCACTACTTATGGAAGATAGTGATAGTGAACGCTTAGCAGAATTAGTATGGGATACACCAGTTTTTCTAAAAGAAATTGCTGTAGAAATCGTAGATGTAGATGAGCACTACAATACAAAAGATTATATCTATAAATGTATTGATGGTAGATACTTCTGTCTAACACTCACACAACACAGCTCAATGGGAGACCTTGAGAGTGCATACTTTTATGAAGTAGTACCTACAGAAATCAAAAAGATTATTTATGAACCAAAGGAGAACTAATGGCACGCACAAGCACTAAGAAAACACAAGAAGAAACAATCACACTGAATGGTGAGCAGGTACTCATCGAACTACTTAACGACAACGCAGTAATTCCTGAAGCTAAAACTGAAGGAGCAGGCTGTATGGACATTGCAATTCCAATGGCAGTCTCAGTGCCACCAGTAGCAGTCCAAGTACAAGCTACAGAAATTCCTTTAGGCTTCAAAGTAGCAATTCCTAAAGGGCACACATTGCGGATCCAGTTGCGTTCCAGTGTAGGACGAGACTATCCAATAGCACTAGCAAACATTGAAGGAATTGTCGATGAGGACTTCCGAGGTGAAGTAAAGTTATTCATTCGCAACTTCAGTAAACACATTGTCTACCTTGAAGAAGGACAACGTATCGCTCAGTGTTGGTTAGAAAAGACACAGCCAATGACTTTTGTCGAAGGTGAAGGCATCGAAGATACTGAACGAGGAACTGAAAGCGGTTCCACAGGAAAATAATAGTTATCTAAGGGCACTCTTAATGAGTGCTCTTTTTATTTTGTCAATTAAAGGAGAACATACATATGGCAAAAACAAAACTAGGAAAAGATTTTAAGCTAAATGGTACAGCTTGTTGGGCACACACTGACAGCCCTGAGACATACGATGGCAATGAGATTGGTTATTCCATCATGGTGAAATTGGAGAACGATGAGAAAACTGAAGCCTTCAAGAACGCACTAGAGGAACTCTTCAACGAAGTAGAGGAACAACTAGACAAGAAAGCTAACCGCAAAGTACCAATCAATTTGTCTGTTAAAGAGGACAAAGAATATGGTGAGTGCTTCAAAGCTAAGACTAAGCATGAGTACAAGAATAAATTAACTGGCGAATTAGTTAAGAAAACACTTCCAGTATTCGACAAGTATGGCGAGCCACTTCCTAAAGGCACTAAAATTGGTAACGGCTCTACAGTACAAGTAGCTGTTACTGCTGATCCATACATCATGAACGCTAAGAACTATGGTATTACTTTACGTCTAAATGCAATTCTAGTGAAAGACCTTAAAGAATACAGCGGTGGTGGTAATGCAGATAGCTATGGCTTCGATGTAGAAGCTAAAGGCGAAGGTGCAATCGGCGACAGTGATGACGTTGAATGGTAACCACTAATGGCTAAAGGTTGGAGCTTCAGTCGCTTAGGGGGCTTTAAGAAGCGAGCCGACAAATCTACACGCAGTAATTTTGAGAGCCAAGTGAAGGCTAACCTTGAGAAAGCAAAAGTACCATTTGAGTATGAGACATTAAAGGTTCCGTACACGACAAGTCATTACTATAAACCTGACTTCATTTTGTCGAATGGAATTATTGTCGAAGCCAAAGGGCTTTTTCTTCCTGAGGACAGAAGCAAGCACTTAACAATCAAGAAGCAACACCCTGAGTTAGACATACGATTTTTATTTATGAAAGACCAATATATAAGCACTAAGACAAAAGCTAATAAGTACAGCGACTGGTGCAAGAAGAATGGCTTCCAGTATCACATCGGTACAGTCATTCCTAAGAAATGGATAGAAGAGAAAGCGAGGTGAAACAAATCAAAACATACGGAAAACTAAAGGAACGTAAAGAGACTAAATATATTAAAGTAACTCAGTATGCATTGCACGACAAAGACCCTGAGGTTATCTTGAAGAACAGCCAAAAGGCAGGCTACTTATTCTTCCCACATCACTACTTAATTACTGCTGACGGACAAGTCAATAAATTCCGTCCTGAAGAAGCAGTAGCATTTGGTGAAATGAACAACTATGACACTACTATCAGTGTACTAGCAGACATTACAGAAGAAGCTCAAGTAGCTCTTGAAGTTGTACTCAATGCACTACGAGAGAAATATAAAGGAGTTGAAATCATTGAGTGATACACGAGAGGAGCTTAGAGAGTACCAGTGCATGATGGACAGGAAACATAAGTCTATCACTATCTATGCTAAACGAGTTGAGCTCTACGAAGTTGAATTAGAGGACGTAACAGAAAACGAAGCAATCGCTTATGTTACTGAAGCAATCTCAAGCAACGACTTAGAGCCTGACGATGTAGACGTATCAGTCGAAGATATGGACATTCGATGAGCTCTTCAGAAATTCTAAGGGCTCATCTACCTTGCCCTGACTGTGGATCATCAGACGCTCTAAGCGAATACACTGATGGGCATACCTATTGCTATTCCTGTAATGCACTGCACAATAGCAATGAGACAAAAACGACAACTAAGTATGACGACTTCATCAGTGATATGACGCTCAAACCATTGAAGGCTAGAGGTATCACAGAGAGTACCTGTAGGAAATACCAGTACTACTATACGACATACAAAGGTAAGCCCTGCCAAGTCGCTAATTACTTCGATGAGAATGGTACTCTTGTCGGACAAAAGCTACGCTTCCAAGACAAGTCCTTTGCAGTAAAGGGCAAGCTCAGTAAGACATTCTTTGGGCAACAACTATACAACAATGGAGTACGTCTCATCATTACTGAAGGTGAAATCGACTGCTTAACTGTTAGCCAACTACTGGGAAATCAAGAGCCAGTCGTAAGTATTCCATGCGGTGTACAGAGTGCTAAGAAAGTATTTGAAGCTAATCTCAAGTGGCTTGAAGGCTTCAACGAGGTAGTAGTCGTATTTGACAATGATGACGCAGGACGCAAAGGTGCAAAAGAAATTGAAGGTATTTTGTCTCCTGAGAAGCTCCGTATAGCTGTATTAAAGCAGTACAAAGACCCTAACGAGTATTATATCAACGACAAAGGCAACGAACTTTTAGAAGCTCTAGAGAACGCTAAAAAGGTAACACCTGAGAATATCATCAATGCTGATACGTTACTTGACGACCTCTTAGAGGAGCCTGAAGAAGTAACAGGATATTCACTACCATGGGCTGTGAAAGCAGACAAAATGATACGAGGGGTACGCAAAGGTGAAATCACAATGCTAACAGCAGGTACTGGCATAGGTAAATCTACAATGATCAGAGAGATAGGCTACAACTTAGTCATGAAGCACGGCTTAAAGATAGGCTCAATGATGTTAGAGGAGAACGTCCTTAGGACTTCTAAAGGCTACATCGGTTTATACCTAAACAAACCAGTACACCTTAGTCGTAAAGGTATATCCAACGACCAATACACTGAAGCATTTAATAACACCTTAGGCACTGGTAAGTTTGTCATGTACAACCACTTTGGCTCCCTAGACAACTCATCAATTCTTAATGCTATTCGCTACATGGCAGTAACTGAGAAGTGCGACTTTATCCTTATCGACCATATCAGTATAGCCGTAAGTGGCATTGAGAGTAACAATGAGCGGAAGCTAATAGACATACTTATGACACGCTTGAGACAACTATGCGAAGAGCTAGGGGTAGGACTTATCTGTATTTGTCATCTTAAACGAGGAGATGGCAAGAAGAGTGCTGAAGAAGGCGGAAGTATATCCCTAGAGGACTTGCGAGGAAGTCAAGCAATAGCTCAGTTGTCGGACACAATCATCGCACTAGAACGCAATCAACAAGCTGATAGTGATGTAAAGAAAAACTTAGTACAAATTCGAGTATTAAAATGTCGTCAAACTGGTGATACAGGAATAGGCGGAAAGCTATGGTTTAACAAAGAGAAAAACCGATTAGAAATTCCTGACGCAGACCTGATGAACGACATAGAAAGTGATAATGAGGTTCCTGAATTTTGACGAATAACGACAAGTACATGGACTGGCTAGAGAGTGAAGTAGCAAACGCTAAAGACGAAATGATGAGCTCTTTAAATCTACTTGACCACGACCGAGCACAGATCAAGTACATTACTTTATTGAAAACCTACAACAAAGCAAAGGAGTTAGCCTTATGAAAATTCCAGTAATGGGACAAGGTGTAACTCTAACAGAACTGCCTAATGAAATTGCAGTATTCTTCGAAATTGGTAATTGCAAACAGCACTGTGAAGGCTGTCATAGTCCTGAACTTTGGACTGACGAAGGAGCCAAGTGGCTAACTGTAGATGACCTAAAGGAATACATTAAGACACAACGAGGTATCACAGCAGTTGTATTCATGGGCGGTACGACAAATTATGATATTGACCCTGAAGAATTCCTAGAGAAAATCGTAAAGCCTATCTCTAAAGAATATCCAGTAGGACTCTATCATGGCTGTATTGAATTCCCATACAACAAAGAGCACTTAACATGGCTCAAGATTGGACGTTACATTGAATGTCAAGGTGGCTTAGCAAGCCCAACGACCAACCAAAAAATGCTTTACAAATTGCCTAATGGCGAATGGACAAATATTACATCATTCTTTACAAAGGAGACAAATGGCTAAAAAATTACTTAACAAACTTACAGATGACCAAATTCAAACAAAAGTAAACTTTATCAAGAACTACATGGACTCTTTCAATACTGCTGACGGCTCTATTGTCGACCCTAACAGTAATGTCGATGGTAAAAACATCGGTATCCTTGAGAGCGAGCTCTACAAATTCGAGACAATTCAAATTAATCGAGCAATGGTAGAAGCTAAACTTATTGAAATGTTCGGTAGTGAATATGCTCACCAGTACGAGCAGGATATTAAGAACCATCTTATCTACATTCACGATGAGACTTCTTTACGACCATACTGTGCAAGTATCAATATGTTCCCTTATTTATTCGAGGGCACTAAACCTTTAGGTGGTACTTCTACTGCTCCTACAAACCTACAGTCCTTCTGTGGTAGCTTCGTAAATCTTGTCTATCAAGTAGCCAGTGGCTTCGCAGGTGCAATCGCAACAGTAGAATTCTTAATGTACTTCGACCACTTTGCACGCAAGAGTTATGGCGACAATTACCTTGAGACAAATGCTAAAGAAGTTGCTCAAGAGCTACAAGGTGTAGTCTATGCAATCAATCAACCTGCAAGTGCACGAGGTAACCAAAGCGTCTTTTGGAATATCTCTGTATTCGATAAGTTTTACTTCGAGTCCGTCTTTGGTGAATTCACATTCCCTGATGGCGACAAAGCGAACTACCAAAGTATCTATAAACTTCAGGACTTCTTTATGAACTGGTTTAGAGAAGAACGAGAGAAAGAACTATTGACATACCCAGTACTAACAAGTGCAGTACTTGTCGACAAAGAAACAGGTAAACCTAAGGACGATGACTTTGCACATATGTTAGCTAAACACATGAGTAAAGGCTTATCCTTCTTTGTTTATCAAAGCGAAAGTGCTGACAGCTTAGCAAGTTGTTGTCGTTTACGCAATGAGCTTGCAGACAATACCTTTAGCTACACTTTAGGTGCAGGCGGTGTATCCACTGGCAGTGTACAGGTTATCACTATCAATATGAACCGCTTTATCCAACGTCATCATAAAGGTGTCTATGCGTTCCCTGATTTAATCAAAAGAGTGCAAAAGTATCTAATGGCTCACCGAGCAGTCATCGAGGACTACCTAAAGGCAGGCTTGCTTCCTGCATACAGTGCAGGCTTTATCAGTCTTGACAAACAATTCTGTACTATTGGTATCAATGGTATGCTTGAGGGCATGGAATATCTTCGTGTAGATCCAGTGAAAGACCCTGACTTGTACATCAAGACAGTTAGTGGCTTCCTAAACCAAATCTATACGCTCAACAAAGAAGCATATAAAGACTACAAGGTACGCTTCAATACTGAATTTGTACCTGCTGAGAACTTAGGTGTAAAGAACGCTCAATGGGATAAAGCTGACGGCATTAAGACTAATCGAGACTGCTACAATTCCTATTTCTATCCTGTAGAAAATACGGACATGACTATCCTTGACCGACTAAAACTACATGGTAAAGATATGGTTAAGTATCTTGATGGTGGTAGTGCTTGTCATCTTAATATCGCTCAACTCTTAACTGAAGAGCAAGCCTATAAATTACTTTGTCTAGCAGGTGAATACGGCTGTAACTATTGGACATTTAATTGTCTTGTAACTATCTGTGATAACTGTGGGTACATCAATGTT